ACTAGAATGAAAACAGGTATGCAAGAGACCAATATGGCTACAGGTTCTGCATCTGCAACTGTTTTAGAACTTGGTAGAGCTGTATCTGACTCTAACTACGGTATTAGAGGTATGGCTAACAACCTTTCTCAATTAGCATCTAATTTTGTCTACACTACTAAACAAGCAGGTACTTTTGGTGGAGGTTTAATAGCTATTAAAGATGCCATGCTAGGTCCTCTGGGTTTTATACTTCTTTTTCAAACAGGTATCGCTTTATTAGAAAGATGGGCTATTAACTCAGAAAAATCCACAGAAGCTACAGAGGATTTTAGTAATACTTTGGCAGGAGCGCAAGGTAGTGCTGCAACAAATCTAAAAGTATTAAGAGATACTTTAAAGAAAAATATGCTTACTCAACAAGAAGCAAATGATGCTGTAAGAGAAGCCAACAAACAATATAAAGGATTAAATCTAAGGTTAGATGAAAACTATCAATTAACAGAAGACAGTGTTTATGCTATTGATGTTAAGATAATTGCATTAGAAAGATTAGCAAGAGCAACAGCATTACAATCTAAGTTATCTGAGAAACATGGAGAGCTTTTAGAACTAGAATCTAAACAAACAGAGTTGGATGTTAAAGCAAAAGAAGCTCAAGCAAAAGCGACTAGGGTTTTAGGGGAAAATATAAGTACCAACGCAACAATCTATGGTAACACTAATAATATTTTATTGGGTACTATAGCTGTAGCAGACAAGTCAGGTGATTTAATATCAGCATCAGCAAGCAAAGCGCAAAAAGACGGTCTTGAAGCTATAAAACAATTAAACAAAGAAATTCAAGCGCTGCTAAAGATAGGTGGAGACGAAGGTTTAATAAGTGAAATGTTTAAAGGTAAAGATGGCAAAGGAGGCAAAAAAGCCAAAGAGATTTTAGAAAAAGAATTTGATTTTGATTTACAAGAATGGTACAGAGGAGAGTTGGCTAAGTTTGACATGGCAAGACAAATGGAGTTTGATTTACAAGAAGAGATTTTAGATAGAAGAAAAGCATTTACTTCAGAGTCTTTAGAGATGCAGTCAGAAGCAAATATGATTCTGTTAAACGACAGGATAAAACATGAAGAAGAGATGTTATCACATACTCTATTGACTGATGAAGAAAGAGTCGATAGAGAACAGAATTTATCTATGATGCGAATAGAATTGCAAGATAAAGAGCTTGAACATGAGTTGATGATTATAGAAATGAAGATGCAAGCACAACTAGAATACGCAAACTTTGTATCAGGAATTGGAAATGTGTTTAAGACTCTAGGTAGAGAAAACGAAGACTTAGCAAAAGTTGCATTGGTTTTACAAAAAGGAGCTGCTATAGCTGGAGTTGTTGTAGAAGCTCAAGCAGCAAATCAGAAAATATTATCTGCAAGTACAACAGAGGTTGGTTTTTACAAAGCTTCTGCTGCTGCAACTGCATTACTAAGCCCTGCAAAATCAGCAGCTTTTCAAGTTGCTGCAGATGTTGCTCAAGCAGGCGCAGCCAAGAGAATAGCTAAAAACAATATTGGAGCAGGAATAGCAATAGCAAACATATTAGCAACTACTTTAACATCTAGGACAGCACCTTCTGGTGGTGGAAGAGCTGGAGGAGGCGCAGGTGGTGGTGGAGGTAGAACCTTTGACTTTAATTTAGTAGGAAGCACAGGAACAAACCAATTAGCTGAAGCAGTAGGAGGTCAGTTCCAAGAACCAATACAAGCTTATGTAGTAAGTAATGAAATCACATCACAACAAGAACTAGATTTACAAATACAAACAGGAGCATCACTTGGTGATTAATATAAAACAAATAATATAAAAATCGTTATCAAAGTATGGAACAAGATATTATAGAACTATTTATAGACGAAGAAAATGATTTTTCTGGTATAGAAGCAATTTCTATAGTAGAATATCCAGCAATAGAAGAAGACTTCATTGCTCTTAAAGAACAAACAGTACAGTTAGCAGAGGTAGATTCTGAGAAAAGAATCTTAATGGGTGCTGCATTAATACCTGACAAAAAGATATTTAGACAAAGTGGAGATAAAGAATACTTTATATACTTCTCTAAAGATACTGTTAGGAGAGCATCTGAGCTGTTTCTAACGAAGGGTAAACAAAACAACTCAACACTAGAACATGATGTAGAGTTAAAAGGATTAAGCGTAGTAGAAAGCTGGATTATAGAAGATGAGAAGAAAGACAAGTCTGCTAAGTACAATCTTAATTTACCTGTAGGAACTTGGATGGTATCTGTCAAGGTAAACAACGACCAGATATGGCAAGAGTTTGTAAAAGAAGGCAAGGTAAAAGGTTTTAGTATTGAGGGATTTTTTACAGACAAGCTTGATGAAAGACCAAGAGAAAGCGTAAAAGAAGAAATAGACTCTGAAGAGTTTGAAGCATTAGCTAAGATATTTGAACTAGAAGATATTGTGCTTTCACAACTAGATGTAGAACTAGAAAGTTATAACGACTATCCTAAAGGAGCTAGAAATAATGCAAAGAGAGCATTAAAGTATAAAGAAGAAAATGGTAGTAGTTGTGGAACACCAGTAGGATGGAGAAGAGCTTCACAATTAGCATCAGGTGCTAGTATTTCTCGTTCAACAATAGCTAGAATGGCAAGCTTTAAGAGACACCAACAAAACAAAGACGTACCGTATTCAGAAGGATGTGGTGGTATTATGTGGGATGCTTGGGGTGGTAGTGCTGGTGTTAACTGGGCTATCAATAAACTAAAGCAAATAGATAAAAAGAAACTAGCTAAAGAATTTGTTCCTGTTAATGATGATTATATAATTATTGATAACAGATTGGCTTTTGCTACTAAAGAGATGGCTGAAGAAAAAGCAGCAGACTTAGGATGTGAAGGTTCTCATGAGCATGAGGTAGAAGGCAAGATATGGTTTATGCCTTGTCAAGAGCATTTATTACAAGAAGACCCTTGTCAAGAAGGATATACTCAGTATGGTATGAAGAAGAAGAATGGTAGATTAGTTCCTAACTGTGTACCTGACAAGAAGTAATGCCTAGAAAAGTAGTAAGCACATATAGAAAGAACAAGAGAAAGTCTCATCCTCATAGCAAGAATGCAAGTGTAGGACAAAAGGGATATAAAAAGAAATATAAAGGACAAGGTAGATGAAAAAAACACCAAGTAGAACAAGTCCAACAGGCAAAAAGAGAGGCTGTTTATGCAAAGACGGAACGTACAGTAGTAAATGCTGTGATGGAAGTTTACAAGCACAAGGTATTGGAACTTTAACAGGACAAGGGACAACTCCATAACCTTGAAAATGAAACAGATATTTTATTAATCGTTATCAAATTAAATAATTATTTATGAAAGCAACAGAAATTATTAAAAAGTTCAAAGAAGTATTACTTTCTGCTGAGACTGAAGAAGAGACTCCTGTAAAAGAGGAGCTTTCTGCTGAAGTTAAAGAGGAAGTTACTGAAGAGCAGGTAGAACTTGCTCAAGATGAAACAGTAGAAGAAGGTTCTACGGAAGAATTGGCTGAAGAAGAAGTTGAAGAAGAAGTAATTGAAGAAGCACCAGAAGAAATTTACGCTACTAAAGAAGAATTAAACAAAGTAGTAGCTGAATTTAAAGCTATGTATGAGCAAATGATGGATGGAATGGGTCAGGAGGAAGCTTCTGATGCACCTGAAGAATTAAGCTCAGACAAAGTTGAACTTTCTGAGGAAGCTGAAGCAATCTCTCATTCACCTGAAGCAGAGGTAGATTCAAAACCAATGAATTTATATTCTCAAAACCGTCCTATGACGACACAACAAAGAGTATTTAACAAATTATTTAACAATTAATTAATTAATTATGGCAACAACAACAAGTATAACAAGTACTTACGCAGGAGAATTTGCTGGCAAGTATATCGCTGCAGCTCTTCTTTCTTCTTCTACTATTGATAATGGTGGAATCGAAGTAAAACCAAACATTAAATTTAAGGAAGTCATTAAGAAATTAGCTACTGGAGACCTAGTTGCTAACGCTTCTTGTGATTTCGCTGCTACTTCTTCTGTTACATTAACAGAAAGAATTATCCAGCCAGAAGAATTTCAAGTAAACTTACAGTTATGTAAGAAAGACTTCGTCTCAGATTGGGAAGCTGTCTCTATGGGATATTCTGCATTTGACACATTACCTAAGAATTTCCAAGATTTCTTATTAGCTCATGTAATCGCTAAAGTAGCTGAGAAAAACGAACACGCAATCTGGCAAGGTGCTAACGCTACTGCTGGTGAGTTTGACGGATTCACAGTATTAGCTGCTGCTGATGCGACTGTAGTAGATGTAACAGGAACAACTGTAACTGCTGCAAACGTAATCGCTGAGCTTGGTAAGATTGTAGATGCTATTCCTTCTACTATCTATGGAAAAGAAGATTTATACATCTATGTATCTCAAAACATTGCTAGAGCTTATGTAAGAGCTTTAGGTGGATTTGGAGCTTCTGGATTAGGTGCTGCAGGTACAAACAATATGGGTACACAATGGTGGAATAATGGTTCATTATCTTTTGATGGTGTTAAATTATTCGTAGCTAACGGATTGCCTGATAATGATGCAATGGCAGCTCAAAAATCAAACTTATACTTCGGTACTGGTTTATTATCAGACCACAATGAAGTAAAAGTAATTGACATGGCAGATATTGATGGTTCTCAAAACGTAAGAATCGTTATGAGATATACTGCTAGTGTACAGTATGGATTAGGTTCAGAAATCGTTTACTATACATAATAGTTAAATAAGTATTAACAATAAAACAGGGTGGGTGGAAATTCTACCTACCCTTTTTTAATAAAAACAATTAAATTATGGCTTGTGATATATCAAAAGGGAGATTAGAGGCGTGTAAAGAATCCGTAGGTGGTATTAAAAACTTATACATTGCTAACTACAGCTCTGCTATGTATGCTGGTATGGATGATAGTGCTACAAAACCTCCAACAGATGCAGCGTTTAATGGTCAAGTAGACACATTAGGTGCTAAAGTAGATGTTTACCAGTTTGAAGTAAGAGGAGATAATAATACGTTTGAAGAAACTAATGAAAACTCAAGAGATAACGGAACATCTTTCTGGACACAATCAGGAAGTTTTGTTATCAAGGCTCAGAATGCTGAGACTATGATGCAATTAAAGTTATTATCTTACGGTAGACCTCATATTATTATTGAAGACTACAATGGTAAATTCAGAATGGCAGGAGCGCAAAACGGAGTAGAGGTATCTGTAAATACATCTACTGGTGGTGCAATGGGAGATTTATATGGTTATACAATTTCTTTCGAGGGAAAAGAAGTTCTTCCATCTTTATTTATACTAAACACTTTAGTAGCAGTAGGTAGTTCGTCAGGATTTGACGTACAGACTTCAAATATGAGTAACGAATAATACTTCCTTTATTATTATTCAATTAAAAGGGTAGATTTCGGTCTACCCTTTTTTATTATAAAACAAAAAATAGTTTTTACGTTATCATAGTATGATAGTTATTAATGCAGCAGAGACACAGACATTTAACATAATACCTAGAGATGGTGTTGTAGAATATACTACTCAAGAGGACGGAACTATTACTCTTGATGCTAATAAGCTTACTGTTAAGTTTGTGGAAGAAGAAACCAACAATGGTGCTAGTTTTTTAAATTTAGTAAGTACTAAATATCCTAACTATTTAGCTTTGCAAGTAACAGCAACAGTAAATACATTTAGGAAGAACTTTAATTACTTTATGGAGATAAAAAACAATACTAATGGAAAGCTTTTTTATAGAGATAGACTCTTAGTATTAGAAGACAATGATGTGCCTTATAACAATACGGCTATTCATTCTATTGATGCAGGTGAATACGAGCCTTTTACTGGTTCTTCTAGCGATAACGAATATATTATATTAAATGATTAATAAAGAAAAAAATAATTCAATAAGAGTAGTAAACTTGTCTGGTTACGAGATACCAGAGGTAAAAGAGGTTTACAATAAGAAGTGGATTTCTTATGGAGAAAACAACGACTACTTCGACATACTTATTGAAAGGTATTTAGGCTCACCTACTAACAGTAGATGTATCAACGGTATTGTTGATATGGTTTATGGTAGAGGATTAGAGGCTACAGATAGTGCAGAGTTTCCTGAAATGTACGCTAAGTTCAAGGTATTGATTAGACCTAAAGATGTAAAGAGAGTATCTAATGATTACAAGATGTTAGGTCAAGCAGCTATGCAAGTAGTATACAACAAGTCTAAAACCAAAATAATAAAAGTATTACACTTTCCTATGGAGTGTTTACGAGCAGAGAAGTGTGATGCAAAAGGGGTTATTAGAGCTTATTACTATCATCCTAAGTGGGCTGAGATAAAGCCAAGCGATACTCCTAAGAGAATCCCTACATTTGGGAATGGTGCAAAGAGTGAAAAATCAGAGCTATATATATTCAAGCCTTACAGAAGTGGCTTTTATTATTATGCTCC